GCATGGAAGTGTTCCTTTCGGACACTGGATGATCACAAAACCATGGAAGACACAAAAATGATCCAGCCAGAAACTCTAAACGCTCTGTTAGCGGCATTTTCGTTTTACTGTCTGATGAGTCTTTTCTTTGATGATGATCCATAATGTCACAATAGACTTTTGTCTAATTTCGTGCTATTTTTGTCTCTCTAAAGACTTTGAAGAGGAACACAAGGTGCGATGTAAAGCGTGTGACAAAGCATTAACGGATTATGAAGCAACTCGAAAGTCTCTGACGACTAATGAGTTTCTGGATCTATGTAATGAATGTTATAAGTTTATTAAAGAAGACGTCTATGTGATTGATAATCAAGAGAATATGGATATCAATGATGTGATTGATTTTAACAATGATTTCTGATACCCTCTCTATATAGTCTCTATAGAGTTATTAGTATTATTATATTATTACTAAATAATAATCATCAGAGTCTCTATAGAGAGCGTTTGAAAAGGAAAAATGATGAACAAAGATTTTGAAACTTCAGCACAAGAAATGTCGATGCACATCGCACTATGCGTTTGTGTGGATTATGTTCGCTCTTGGGGAACTGTTGACTTCTTGGAAAAATTAAACGACTATGTCGAGAACCAAGGTGATTGGTATGAGATCTATTATGCGATCAACCAATTGAAAGAGCGTGAACGACAAGCAGAGCGTGAAGAGAATGAGTGAACTAGATACGTTCTACCTCATGGTGGAACTAAAACGACGTCTCGGTGATCACCTATATGATCCAGAGCCGGTAACAGATCCCATGCTAGAGGATCTTTGGTGCGAGAACGAATGCAATGAGATTGCCATGGATTCTTTGCATAACCAACTATCAAACCTTATCATGCGGTATGAGCATATAATCAAAACCAGACTGGATGACAGAGATGTGTAAACTTCCCTCAGTACAGCGCCCCTATGGATACTCTACAGGCCTTACAGGCGAATCAGCGTATCTATGGGCGCTCTTTTTAATGAACGAAGCAGACATGAACGACAATCACTTGGAATACGACACTTGGCGGTCTATGGTGGAATCGTTAACACCAAAGCAAGGTAAAGCGATCCCTGCCATTGTTCATTATGCAAAACTTGAAGAGGCTATAGAGAAATATGGCGTTTGTTGAACATACTCTAGAGTGTCCGAAGTGCGATAGCAGTGATGCATTCGCTATCGACGACAAAGGCTGGGGTAAATGTTTTAGTTGTGGTGCGAATGTGCCGCCAAATTCAGGGATAACTGAAGGGGAATCTATGAAATCAGGTAGGGTAGTATCCCTAAAAGAGAGATCGTCCGGTACAGAGCCTTACAATGCGTCTGAGGGCATAATCTACAGGGCTTTCACGGACAGAAAAATCAATGTGAAGACTGCAGAGGTCTATGGAGTCGGTTTTAAAGGCTCAGACATTGTTTTCCCGTATGGTGAAGACAAGGCCGCTAAAGTGCGGGTTAATGGTGAGAAGAGTTTCAAGATCGAAGGTGATTGGAAAGAAGCATCCACACTATTCGGACAAGAGCGATTCTCTGCCGGTCAGAAGTTCATCATGGTTGTCGAAGGTGAATTTGATGCCATGGCGGCACACCAGATCATGAGCTACAAGACTCCGGTGGTCTCGGTACGCAACGGAGCGCAATCGGCTCTAAAGGACTGTAAAGCCAACTATGACTACCTCGACTCTTTCGATGAGGTGATCTTTTGTTTTGATAACGATGCGCCTGGGCTTGAAGCGCAAGCGATATGTGCAGAGCTATTTAGCCACAAGGCGAAGTGTCTCAAGCATGTGAACGGCATGAAGGATGCGAATGATTACCTGTTAGATAATCGCTCAGCAGACTTCGTACAAGCATTCTGGAAAGCGGAACGATGGACGCCTGATGGAATCATTGCCGGTGCATCATTGTATGATGAGGTGATGAAGCCTCTCGCTAAGGCAGACTGTAGTTACCCGTTCGATGGATTGAACAAGCTAACCTATGGTATCCGTAAGCAGGAACTGGTGACAGTGACCGCAGGATCAGGTCTAGGTAAGTCTCAGTTTCTTCGAGAGATTGTCTGGCACATCCTGCAGAACAGCCAGAGCAATGTCGGATTGATGTTCTTGGAAGAGTCTACTCGGAAGACTGGGTTGTCTCTGATGTCTCTAGCGGCTAACAAGCCTCTACACCTTCCCGATACTGAGTCCACGCAAAAGGAGAAAGACGATGCGTTTAATGCGACTCTCGGCACAGACCGCCTCTTTATGTTTGATCACTTTGGTTCAAGTGACGTTGATAATATTGTTAATCGGGTTCGATATCTCGCCAAGGTGGTTGGATGCGATTATATTTTTGTTGATCACATTAGCATTATCGTTTCTGCTCAGTCTAATGGTGATGAGCGTAAGGCGATTGATGAAATTATGACCAAACTACGGATGCTGGTCCAAGAGACTGGTGTCGCATTGATTGTTGTATCCCACCTCAAGCGTCCAGAGTCTAAGGGACACGAAGAAGGTGCGGCAACAAGTCTGGCTCAGTTGCGAGGCTCCGGCTCTATCGCTCAGTTGTCAGACATGGTTATCGGTCTAGAACGTAATGGACAGGCTGAAGATGCACAAGAGCGCAACACAACCCGTGTCAGGGTATTGAAGAATCGCTTCTCAGGCATCACCGGACCGGCATGTTCGTTACTGTATAGTCTGGTGACAGGGAGAATGACAGAGGTAGATGATGAAGCATTGTAGTCCAAGTTTAAAAAGCAGGAAGTGGGTAGTCATTGGCGATGAATATGCTTGTGACGGTGTATATATTAGTGATGTACACTTCATGGGAACATACCGACAGTGTGAAGAATGGGTAATGTTTGAGGATGGTTGTGGACAGTACCTGAATCTCAGGATCATGCACGAGTCTGAATTAGAAGAGGAGGACTATGAATGAAGCAGTGTCCGAATTGTCAAGAACATAAACCATTGGATGATTTTCCAAACGATAGAACGAAACCTGACGGTAAACAAAGTTGGTGTAGAGATTGTCATCATGCAAATCACAAACACACCAATCCGATTGAGAACGCCAAGAATATGTATGTTGACGGGAAATACATTTCTAGAAAGCATCCCTTGCATAAGCCTGGACGGTACAACTCATTCGGCTCTGCATGGTCTGACGTAGAGATCAAAAACAGAGTCAAGACCGGCTATGTGTACATTGTCTCATGTGAAATCCATGAGAAAGAGCAATGGTACAAAGTAGGTTGCGCTGTCGATAGTTATGATCGCGTCAGACAATATCAGACTGCGTCACCTCACCGGGATTATCGTGTTATCTATCACTGCTACTTCGATGATCGTGAATCTGCCGAAGAAAAGGTACACACTCTATTGAAGTCAAATCCAAATGTAGTAGAATGGTCATACGAATGGTTCAAAGCTGATCCAATGACAATCATAAAGGTAATTGAAGATGTCAAGCAAAAAGAGACTGACACTCGACATAGAGACGAACACAGCGCACAGTATAATCTGGGGTTGTGTGACTGAGGATCACGATACTGGTGAGGTTCTGGTGCATACTGCACCGGAGTCTCTAAAGTCTCTGTTACCTCAGTATGATGAGATTGTTGGTCATAACCTTATCGGGTTCGATGCTCCGAAGATCAGAGAGTTATGGGACATCACAATCAAGAAGTCACAAGCAGTTGATACCTTGGTGCTGTCCCGCCTCTTGAATCCTGTCATCGAAGGTGGCCACAGTCTCAGAGCCTGGGGTGTCCGTCTTGGAGGCGATGGTAAGATCGACTTCAGCGACTATGATGGCGGATGGACGGAAGAGATGGAGAAGTATTGTATTCAAGACGTCCGTCTAACAACACAGGTCTACAAGGAGATCATGCAACACTATGCCAAGTGGAGAGACCCCAACAAAGCAATCAAGCTCGCACACGAACTCTTTATGGAAACGTGTAAGCAAGAGCGCACCGGTTTTAAACTGGATGTACCTAAAGCTCAGATGCTACACGCTACTCTTGTTGACCGAATGGCAACTATTGAAGATACGTTGCAAGAAAAGTTTCAACCGATTGTAGAGGAGAGGTGGAGTGAGAAAACAGGAAAACAACTTAAAGATCGAGTCACACCTTTTAACGTCGGGTCACGCAAGCAAATTGCTGAGAGGCTCCAAGGGCTTGGTTGGGTACCTGATAAATTTACAGAGAAAGGATCAATTATCGTTGACGAAACCACTCTGGAAACTGTAGAGATACCAGAGGCTCAAGAGATCGCTGAATACCTGATGCTACAGAAACGTGTCGGTCTAATCGACTCATGGTTAAAACATGTCGATAAAAAGACAAATCGTGTACATGGACGTATCATCCCTTATGGGACTATTACAGGACGAGCCAGTCATCACAGCCCTAATTTAGGTCAAGTGCCATCAGTGAAGAAACCATTCGGCAAGGAGTGCCGTGAACTCTTCACAGTCGATGATGGTCATGTGCTATGCGGCATTGACCTTTCCGGGATCGAGTTGAGATGTCTAGCCCATTACATGCAAGACGAAGAGTGGACAGAGGAGTTATTGAATGGCGACGTCCATCAGAAGAATGCTGATGCCGCAGGGATCACGAGAGATCAGGCGAAGACCCTCCAGTATGCTGTACTCTACGGGGCTGGATCAGCAAAAGTTGGTAGTATTGTCGGAGGTGGTGCGAAGGAAGGGTCAGCGATACTTGACCGCTTTTATCGTAACACCCCTAAGCTACGAGAACTTATGGAGAAAATTTCGCGTTTGGCGAACAAAGGGTATGTACCGGGGCTTGATGGTAGAAGAATATTGGTGCGTTCAGAACATGCCGCACTTAATACACTACTCCAAGGATGCGGGGCTACTCTTGCAGGTCAGTGGGTTGTTGAAACGAACAAAGCAATACGCAAGGCCGGACTCGACGCAACGCAAGTTGCTTTCGTTCATGACGAGATACAGCTTGAATGCTCGGAGGGAGTTGCTGAACAAGTTGCAATCATCGCAGTAGACTGCGCTAGAATTGCAGGAGAGATTCTTGGTTTCCGTGTTCCAGTGGACGCTGAAGCAAAGATAGGACGCAATTGGTATGAAACCCATTAGCGTGACATATGGTATAATATTAGTATCACACCAGTAAGGAGAATGTGATGGAACGAGTAAAAGTCAAAGCCGACATCTATTGGGCGTCTACGGATCGCGTCAATGATATGTCGAACAAGTATCAGGTTGATTTATGCAACCTCTCTGATGCGGCTGTCAAGGCTCTAGAGTCTATGGGCATCGAAGTGCGCTTCAATGAGAAGGCACCAGAGAAGGGTAGCTACATTACCTGTAAGTCAAACAACCCAATCAAGTCTTACGATGCTGAAGGTCAGCAGTTGACTGGTTTCCCTCTGACAGATGCCGGTGAACCATCACCACAAGCAATTCAGATTGGCAACGAGTCTAAGGGCATTGCGCTCGTAGGCTTTTATGAGTGGTCATACAAGAATAAGGCAGGGATCTCACCATCACTGCGTAAACTTGTAGTGACTGATCTAGTTCGCTACGAAGACTCTGTCGAGGACATGGTCACTGTAGATGACGATGATGAGGACGAGATCCTTTAATGTGTTATCACGCGATAATCGATGCCGACATTTTTGTGTACCGTATCGGTTTTGCGACTGTTGATGACACAGAGGAGATGGCTATCAAGACGATGGCCACCTACCTTGAGGATATGATCATGTTTGATCTTCCTTACTGCTCAACATGGACGTTACATCTCACTGGTAAACGCAATTTCAGGGACGAGATTGCTGTTACCGCTCCCTACAAAGGTAACCGTACCGGTAACGCCAAACCAACGCACTACAAAGCCTTGAGAGAGTATCTCGCCTGGTCTTGGGATGCGACGATTTGGGAAGGCATGGAAGCCGATGACGCTGTCGCTATCGAGGCTACAGAGTTGGGAGATAAGGCTGTCATAGTTTCATTGGACAAAGACCTAGATCAAGTTGTTGGCTGGCACTACAACTTTGCTAAAGGTCTCCATTACTATGTTGACCAAGAGACAGCAGATTTTAATTTCTATAAGCAATTCTTAACAGGTGACAGAGTAGACAACATCAAAGGTGTCCACGGCATTGGCGAGAAACGTGCTACCGCCCTTCTTGAAGGGAAGACCGTTGAAGAAATGTGGGAAATTATTGTCGAGAAGTTAGGTTATGATCGAGCAATCGAGAACGGTCATTTGTTGTATATGCTCCGGTCTGTCGGAGATTCTTTTAAACCACCGGTAACAGATGAAAGCGCAATCAGCAAAGGCTAAAGGCCGTAAACTACAGCAGGCAGTCCGTGATGGCATTCTAGAGCGTTTCTCCTCGCTTGAGCCTGATGATGTCCGTAGCACTGGTATGGGGCAATCTGGAGAAGATGTCCAGTTGTCCCCAGCCGCTCGTAAACTCTTCCCATACTCGGTAGAGTGTAAGAATCTTGCAAAGATTGCAGTATACAACTACTACAATCAATGCTTAACAAACTGCGGCGACTACGAACCACTTGTAGTTGTCAAACAGAACAGGTCTAAGCCATTGGCTATCGTAGACCTTGAACATTTCCTAAACTTAGTAAAGGGGCAAAAATGATGTGGGACCCAGATGACGATCAGATTCGTGTCAATTTTAGTATCAGCCTGTATGGTAAGGAACAAGTCTTCAACGGTGTCTATGAAGATTCTGCAAACTGGCATGACGTTCTAGGGGACGTTATCAGCACTCTAGAGGCTTCATACGGCTATTCATTTAAGATCAGTGAAGAGCTAGGTATCTACTACAAGGGCAAAGAAAATGAGTGCTAATGAGCTACAAGTCGGCGGCGCTCACTACACATCCAAGTTGATACAGCCTTGGGAGGCTATGGAGGCTTGGATGACCGAAGACCAGTTCAAAGGATTCCTGAAAGGTAATGTTATCAAGTATCTAGCGAGATGTGATGACAAAGGAGGTAAGATAGATTTAGAGAAGGCTCGTCATTACCTTGACAAGTTGATCGAGATGTATTAAAATAGTGGGTTCGTTTCAGTGATAACTCTACAAGAGCTTAAAGAGAAACTGGCGCAGTTGGATGAGGTGACACTTCTAGAGACTCTAGAGATCACCTCTGAAGACTTGGTAAACCGCTTTGCGGATTATATCGAAACCAATTACGATGACCTTACTGGAGAATTCGATGAATCAACACCTTGGGATAACGATTGATTATGAAAGAGACAATCGCCTATCTGACCAAGCAGTTACGCTTATGCGTGACTACTACATGCTTGATCATGAAACCTCGCCTCAAGAAGCCTTTGCTCGTGCTAGTGTGGCCTATTGTGGCGGTGACCTTGATTTTGCACAGCGCATTTATGACTACTCTTCAAAAGGTTGGTTTATGTTTGCGTCGCCTGTCCTCAGTAACGCACCTGACGGAAGTGGAGGCAATCGTGGCCTTCCTATTAGTTGTTTCCTCACTT